GACGATGAGCCGGTGGCAACAGTTAGGAATGTGTATCCGTCAAGTTTCCCTAAACCGTCAAGTGTAGAAGTATCTAGTGTGAAACCTGGAGATGACCCATCTAAACCAACATTGAAATCATTGAGCATCGAATCATCAAGAACAAATCTTGTCTTAGCAGAACTTGTATCGGTACCGTCATAGGTGACCGTCGCCTGATCGTAACCGTAAAAACCGCTGTCATAATTGACAGGCATGGCTATTCCTCAGACTGCGAATCCACCTCATCAGGTGTATCAATAATTTCAACGATGTTGTCGTTCGGCTTTGATGGGTCATAACCGCCAATACCGAAAACAACTTCTCGACTCATGCAACCCTCAATGCGACCAAAATCCTAGTATTTCCAGTGGCAGTCGGAGAAGCCGTTGCGAATGCACCTGTGACACCAGTCTGTGAATAATTAGGTTGAAAGGTGAATGTTGCACTCAATGGCATTTGACCAAAAGGAAGTGCATCTCCGACTTGAATGAATGAAGATGTGCCAGTAGTTGAATTGACTACATGAGCCAGCCAATACCATCCTGGATTCAAGGTTTGATTTATTGTTATTGAATAAATAGTGCTTGTTGCAGTGGCAGCAACTGTTCCAGCATCCAGCAAGACGGTCGTTGGTTTTTTGTTGGAATTGTTGTAAATGCCGAGTCGTACCGTTGAAGTTCCAGTAACCGTTGAACCTGTTCTGCAAGCAATTCTGTCAAATGTGGTTGTCCGTTCAACAAGAAATGGCAAATAATTGACAGCCCCAGTGGTGGTTGATGTTGACAGAAGTGTGTTCGTATTTGATGAGGTTGTGTAATAAGTTCCTGACTCTAAACCAGACGAACCGCTTGCATTCGCTTGAGTTACCAAAAAATCAAGGCTAGTTGAAACTGCTGAACTGTTCACACCAACTTTGGCTTCTAACGCTTCAATAGCATCATTAGCGTCAGTGTGCTGACCTGAATGTGATGGGTTGTTCAAACCATCTGTGCTGGTTGGATTTGACAGTGCATCCAGCGACGTTGGGAAGTTTGTCGCCATAACTTTACGATGCGAGCGTCAAAGAGACGGTGAGATTCCCTGCACTGATTGTGTAGGTGTCACCTGCTGTGTAGGCACCAGCAACGATTGATCCAGAGAACAAGAAGTTGCCTGCACTGATGTTGTCCCAACAGGTGAAGTGCGTTGCATCTTGTGACCCAGAGATATTAGTCCAACTGATATCTGCATCCGATGTCAGCGCACCAGCAGAAGCAGCACTGAACGATACAGCCTTGCGAGTTGTTTCGGTTGCAGGGAATGCCGTGCCAGCAGTGCCAGGGTCTTGCGTGTGCAACTTCACATATGGTTGCGCCACCGAGAACGACGTGGCATTACCTAATGCGTCCATCCAAGCGTTGCCCAAATATGCGCTGATTCCGTGTGCCATTAGTCTTCAACCCTTTCAGTGATCGTCAAGATACGTCCATCAGCGTCACGCTCAACGGTGCGCACAGTTGGCTTTGACTGTGGGATGTTCACACGAACCACAGTCTCAGGAACATTGATGATCGGTGCAGGAACATTCACAGCCGGAGGCGTATAGTTCAACACGACTTCAGGCATATTGATGTCCATGTTCTGTGACTTGACTTCGTAAGCTGCAGCAGGATCGTTTGGACTGATCTGCGACAAACCTTGCAACATCACTGAAGGTACACCAGTGTGCAAGATGTCTGGCAAACCTAGTGATGCCAACACTGCTGATGGATCAAAACCTGTGGTGATGAGCCGTTGAGCCATCAACACTTTGCGATCCAACTCAGACAAGTTCGCAGCTGACAAATCCACGTTCGCCAATGGCACCCGATACACTTCGCCACCTTCAACTGGTGGCATATCCTCGATGCGATGGATGTCGTTGATTGACAAGAAACCTGATTGCAAACCTGTTGAGAAGGCTGCATACCTAGAAGCCTGATCGCCACGCAACAGGCCATCAACATTGAACTTGAGGAATGCTCGACTGTCCAACAACTTCTGGTAGCCATCTTCAATCTTGGAAATGTACGGACGCAACGTGTGTTGAACGAAGTGAATACCGTTCTGTTCAACCGACGCATAGGACATCGCTCCAGCTGTAGTGACACCAAGCATTGATGGTGGGCATCGGAAGATGCGACCAATCTCCTCAATGGCGAAGCGTCGTGATTCTAGGAACTGTGCTGAATCATTATCAACAGTTGTCTTCGTGAACTTCGCTCCACCAAACAAGATTCCTGGTCGATGTGACCGGCGCAAACCTTTGTGACCTTCTTCAAATCCGTTCACCAAATCTTTGGCTTGCTCACGAGTCAGATTGCCAGGGAACTCGATGATGCCAGAAGCTGATGAGCCTTGACCGAAGAATCGTGCAGCGAACTCCTCCAACGCTTTAGCCAAACCAAGGTTCTCTTTGATCAAATCAATCTTGGAACGACCACGCAACTCACCAGGCAAACGCATCTCAGTGATGTGAATCATGTCTTCTGCTTGGATGATGTCACGCTGTTCGTAGATGAAAATTGGTCGGCGTGTCTCACGGTCACGACTGCACTCAACCCGTTCAGGGTTCAAAACAACTAGAGCTGCAATACCTTGATCGTCACGGACGACACGTGTGAACGAGTTACCGTTCAACAGCAACGACACCAACACTTGTTGGAAGTGTTCTGTGCGAGTGACACCAGTTTCAGGGATGTCCAACCATTGTGGTCTAGGACGGAATGCTTTGCGTTCTGCACCTACACGAATGTAAGTATCAACAGGCAAAGTTGAAATTGAATCAGAGATGAGACGCACACATGCGTATACTGCTTCAATTTTGAGTGAATCAATTTGGGTGACTACTGTTCCAGCGTTTGTAGTCATCGAGTAGCCGTCGCCCATTGCAAACAGCGACTGGAATGAAACGGCTCGTTCCTCGGTGCCTTGGCTCAGAAGTCGTGACAACATTTACTTTTTGACCTTCCTCTGCCCACGCTCAAATGCGAATGCGAACAATAGAACTGTGAAGCCGACAAAGATCAGCCCGATGGGTACCGACACCAAGAATACCCCAAAACCGATGAGTGAAACAGCGAGAAGTTCTAGCAGGAAGATTGTCATGATCCTAGACTACAAAGAAACCAGGTATAGGTGCGACTTCCTGTTTTGATGTCGCACGATCTGATGCGATAGCAAGAGCAATCGCAGCGTCAATCTTTCGCTTTGACTTACCTTTAGACAGTCGCCAACCTGACTCTGTTTGTCGTTGCGCAGCAGACAACACTTGATCAGCGAACATTGGATCACCATCATGTGCAATCACTTGATTCACAATCAACTCGTACAAGTTGCCACACGCAGGAATCATTCGTGAAGCTGACTGAGGGAACTCAACCATCACATGATTCTCTGACAACACTTCAGCAGAACGCTGGAAGAACGCAGGGTCATAAGCGTTCTCCACCACATTGAACTGCCCGTTGATGTCACGAATGTGTTGCTCAACAGCAGACACATCCATCGCGTTCGCATCAGGATGCCAAATCTTTGCGCGTACCACGACACGACCATCTTGCGGTTGGGCAATGACCACAGCAATCGAGTCGTGCTTCAATGCCATATCGACCCCAACGAACGTGGGCAGATCAGGTTTGAGTTGCATATCTGACCGGCATAACTCCCAAGCCCCAGCAGGCAACCACGACTCGCCATCCGTTCTGACCCACTGGTTCAGACGGTAACGCCTGAACGCAACCTCAGCCGTCTGGTTCATGCTGACTTCCATGTCCTCCATGTCGAGCAAACCTTCAGCCAAGTTCGGATTCGCAGCAGCCCAACCATCACGATCCGAAACTAGACAACCCTCTGGTGCTTCCCACCACCACATCCCAAACCGCTCATCAACCTGATCACCAGAGATGACACGCTTCCCATAGTTGTACAGTCGGCCACATAACGTGTCAGGGTCGAACCCTGCTGTGGTGATACCAACCAACTGTGGGTCTTTACGCGCACCCATACCCAAACTCAAGGCATCGAACAGTTCTTCGTTCGGCTGAATATGCACTTCGTCCAGAATCACCGTGCTGGGGTTCAACCCTTGTTGAAGCTTTGCATCAGCAGACAACACGCGAAAGATTGCACCCGTACTCGGCACCTCAATCACATCACGAAACACTTTGCAAATACCAGCCAACGAAGGCGAATTGTTGATCTGCCACTTCGCCTCATTAAAGACCACACGTGCCTGCATCCTGTCACCAGCAGCTGCGTACACCTCGGCACCAGGTTCACCCTCAATCAAACCGTTCAATGCAATCACCGAGCCAAGAAGGGACTTGCCGTTCTTCCTGCTGAGACCAACCAGGCTGCGACGATACCGCAGCAACCCATCATCACGACGCTCATACAAATTGACCAACAACTCCTTCTGCCAATCCGTCAACCTCAACCGCTCCCCAGCCCGAACACCCTTGCTCACGTGCAGGAATGTTTCAGCGAAGTCAACTACTTCCTGACCGCTAGACCTCTTGTACAATCTCGGCGTTGACCACGCTGGACTTGC